GTCAGGGTTATTCAAACCCTCAAGGTGAAACTTGACAGCCTGACGGGGGTCTACAATCTCTGGGGGTCTCTCCCAAGGGTAGTTCTTTGGTTCGTCGGTGAGGCTTTGGCCGGGGATAGGGGCGTCAAAAACGTTAGCCATTAGTATTCCTCCAAGGATCGTCTAGCTTTTACTTTGTGGTTAGGCATTTTATTCTCTACTTCTGGCGGGCGTAGTAGCTGTTGATACTGCGGACAGTAATAGGTCCATCCCCTTTTTCTCTCCAACCAGGGTTTTGCTTCCATGCTGCTGTACTCTTGCCGTAGATAATAGCCTCTGGCTCTCTGTTAGCAAAAGCAGGTGCTGCTTGCATAATACCTAGCCTGTTCTTATTAGAGTAAGACCACCTGTCAAGGTACTTATCATACAGATCCACCTGTTGAGAAGGACTCATCTTCTTAATATCGCTGGTACTATAACCAAGTTCTTTCGCTGAGGCTGGCATAAGCTGGAAGAGTCCAGTAGCCCCGCTCTTATTCTGTGCAGTAGGTTTAAAACCTGACTCCCCTTGAATAATCTTGTATATCTCGCTGGTGGAAATCCCACGTTTTTCAGCTAGTTTTTCGACACTAGCTACAAACTCAGGGTCAGACTTTAATGGGCCTGAAGGGCTGTATGTACCTTCAAATTCAGTTGCATAACGAGCCTCAGGTCTTAGCGAATCTTCAGGGGCCTGATCAGAGCTAGACATAGGACTGCGCGTTTCACGGATAGTTTCACCCATCTGCGTGAGGTAAGATTCAATCTCGCTAATGTCCTGCTCGAAGTCGTTCTTGATAAGGGACTCCTCCTGAGACATAAGCCCAGAGGTACGCCTACGAGACCCAGACGCTGTAGCGGATTGTGTTATTGAGTCCGCAATAGAGGAACCTGTCTGTGTGTTGTTTTCCATTGTATATATTACAACCTGTCTAGTTAAAACTTTTCGTCTATTGTAGTTTGAATCCGAATAGCGAACCGCCACCAGCCAAGTAGTCAAGGCCACCCTTAAGTAACGTAGCTGTCAGTTGGCCCTTACCCATTGAATCAGCGTATGCAGCTTTCTGTTCTCCAGATAGTTCTTGTAATAGGATAGAAGAAATACGATCCGCAGCACTCTCCGCAGAAGCATACGCAAAACTCATGACGTCTCGCTCTCTTTGCCAGTAAGCGTCTAGGTTAGTCTGAGTTAGATTATACTTGCTCTTAGCGTACAACAAATTACTCTCGTTCTGCGCTGCTTGGTTAAGGGTTGCAGCGTTCTGACGCCACTGTGCGTTAGCTTGTGCTACTACAAGACCATTCTGTGCATTAAACATGGCACGCTGGTTTGTAAGCTCAGAGTTGTACTGTCTCATGGCGTTTACAGTATTGGCGTTGAATTGTTTCATAGCGTTAGTTTGCGAGGCGTTAAACTGTGAAGTCTGACTTCTAAGCCCAGCGAAGTACTGATTCGTCTGGTTCTCGCTAGCAGCGTTAAACTGTGCAGCGGCATTCTCTGCAGCTTGATCTGTAAACAAAGCTTGAATTGTCTGCTGAGACTTAAAGAGGGACGTCTGCTGCTCATTAGCCAAGTTCTGCATGTCCATCTGCAAGAAGTTCTGAGCATTCTGCACAGCTGCCTGTTGGCGGTTGTTAAGGTTAGCCATATCTAAGTTCGACAACGCTGCTGCTTCTGCCATAACCATAGCTTGACTGTTAGATAGGTTAGCGAGGTTCATCGTGTTAGCTGCACGCGCGTTCTCTAGTGCTATGTTTTGCTCAGCACTAAAGTTCATATTAGCTATGTCACCAATACGTGCTGAGTTAGCTACACGTGCTTGAAAGGCTTGATCAAACTCCTGACCCATGAATGTAGCACGTTGTTGCGCCGCTAGCATAGCACGTTGCTGGCGGTTTGTCAAGTTCTGAGACTCAAACTGTGCAGTGGTCTGTGCATCCATCTGAGCGATAGGTAGTGCAGATTCCATAGCAGCTTGTATAATAGCTTGACCCGCCATGCTGGACGCACCCAGACCTCGTGAAGCAAGCATCTGTGTAGCAGCACGCATAGAGCCTGCAGCCCAAGCAGGAGTCTCGCCACCCTCAAACTGCTGCATAAGACCTTCTAGCTGGCCTTGTACTGTAGCCTGCTTAGTTGGGGTAGCCTCAGCTGCTTGTATTTGCTCCGTAAAGGCAGTGGCACTAGCAGCGTCAGCTACAGGATCAATGAGTTCACCTGTCTGTAGGTCTCTAGGCGCAGGAGCTACAACGTCAATAGATGTACCTTGTGCAGCCTCCATACCAGTTACAGAAGAGGTAGTTTGTTGTGCAGCTGTGACCTGCGCTTCGTCTGACACTGTACCTTGTGCAGCGGTAAGGTCATCAGTCACATCCTTTACATCACTAGCAACAGAGGTGGAGTCATAAGTCGCGGGGTCAATTGTGTCTTGCTGATCCGCCAGCGCTGTGTTTTTTACTGTAGCAGCCTTCACTGTGGGTGCTTTTCCTGTGACTTGCCCAGCGCCCTTGGGTATAAGTTGATTCTTTTTTACTTCAAGGGTAGAAACGTCAGCAGGTTCAAGCTTCATATTCTCTGCTATGAGTGCTTGATCCCGTTTGGCTTGATCCGTAACAAATGTATTTTCCTTTTTAGTATCCTTTTTATTGGAACGTTTATTCAGTTGCCCACCTGAAGGCTTAGTAGTAGTCTTAGGCTTAGTAGTAGTCTTAGGCTTAGTAGTAGTCTTAGGCTTAGTAGCAGCCTTCATAGCTCTCTCAGCTGCTGACATACTAGGGTACTGTACGCCGTTGTAGACATATACAGTCCGCTCGTCCCTGCCCCCGCTCACTGTTTTTGTGGTAATACCACCCCCAGCGTAGCCCTTAACAAAACCACCACGATTCATAAGAGCACCCATAGCGGCTACCTTATTTCGTAGGCCTTCTGAGGCATTCATAAACGAACGTGCAGTGGCTACGTCATCGCCCTTAAAGCCATTCATCTTAGCTAGTTTTACTAGTGCCACGTCTCCACCACTAGCGTAACCACTTACCATTTCTGTAGGTGAGTACACCCTTGAGCTACTCAAGCGCGTGGAAGGTATGAAGGAGTTGTACAGTGAGTTATTCATTAGGGGAACCTCTTAGTTCATCTTTTATCTCTGGAATAGAATTTGCGCCAATACACCTGAGCGTTGCCGTATAAGCTCTACTTATCCATGTTCATCCAGACTGCCCCAGCAATGAATACCAATACAGCTGTAGTTATTATACGTATTGTAGTAGACCATATAGACTTACGTGTATCACGCCAGGCTTCAAGCAAGCTACGCATCTCAGTCATATCTTTATGTGCATTATCATCTAAAAGTCCGATAGATGCAAGAGCTTGTTTAGCCCCGCGACCAGCAGCACGATCAAGCATAGCCTCAAGTTCTTCAGTAGTCAACTTAATGTCTGACATGGATGGAGCCTCTTAGTGTTCTTATTCTGCTGCAGCGCTTACACGTGTTCCAGACGTATTACACTGCCTCCAGCGCTGCTAGTCGTGTTTCAATAGTCGAAAGCGTTGATCATTATATGCGCTAACGAAAGATAGAAGCTCCGTATAACGAACACCCATGCGCGTCACTTCAACGCGATTTTAACATTATTCAGTTGCTTGTGCAGCTACACGTGCAGCGTAAGCCGCCTTAACCTCGTCTGTGTGAACTGCGGCAGCTATCGCTTGGACTTCTGTACTTTCGCCTGTGATGTCGTCTGAAGGTGCAACGACACGGCGTGAGAAGCTACGGCTAATCTCTACACCGTCACGTTCGATGACGACTGCGGAGCGAACCTGAATGTGTTTGTAGTCTCCGACAATCTCGATTTTGTCTTCAACTGTGCGTTCTGTAAGTGCCATGATGGCCTCCTGTGTTTATCGTGGCGTTATTGCCACCTGACTACCCTGCAATCCAGCAGAGTTGGTTATTCTTCGGTCATATATGTTCCAGTAATTCTACAAATATTGTCGTTGGAACCTGTGTTCAAAGCAGTTGTCGGAACATTCTCAGCGCTACCATCTGAAGTTGCCCTATACACTAGGTTTAACGTAGTTACACTCTCTACCAGTAGGCCATAACTTGGGTGCTCGTTTAAAAATCCAGCTGAATAACACGGAAACGCAGCGACCCCCCCTTGGCTTGCATAATCGCTTGAAACAAATGGGAGACCTGATACTTGAAGGTTTCCTGATCCTTTGTTTGAAATTGCATCTGTCCTAATATTTATTTGGATATGAACTACTTTGCCAATTTTAGTATAATGCCCCTCATTACCAACTGTCGGATCGTAAGTAATTCCGCTTGGGTTTGTTCCTGTGCTTGTAAACGTTGGCGTAAAAGAGCCAGTTTCATAATCGTCCAACGTATTAGCTGCTGAATAAACACCAGCAGCAGTGCCGAGGGTAACACCAGCAGGAATAATAGCATGACCGCTACTGTCGATGCGCATACGTTCTGCGCCAGAAGTTCCGAAAGAAAGATGCCCCAGTTGGACGTTACCTGCACCACCGTTGTTACTGGTGAGTAGTGGCTTAATGTAAGCCATTTCTTCATCTTCCCCGAAGCGGCCAGCGGCAAAGAATGCTATTTTATTACCAGCATCGGAAACGTTATTATTTGCAACAATGGCGATAGCAGTATTACCATTACCGTTTTGCAGCAGCGCATTACCGTTTGATAGGTGCAACATTTCATCTGGCGAACTCGTGCCAATCCCTACGTCACCGCTGCTGGTGATGCGCACAACCTCTGTTGCCCCTACCGTGCCGCTTGTGTTTGAGGTAGCACCTGTCATCCACCGATAGTACCCGCCAGTGGGCATTGTCTGGGTCAGACTTGTTCCCGTACCTAAGACTGCATTACCGCTAAGCACAAGGTCAGACGCCGCTGCTGAGTTGTGAGCCTGAATCTCCAAACCCCAACCTGCATTCTGCGCACCATCAACGTATAGTGCTGGCTCACCAGCGGTCCCGTTCGTGGCTGTGAGTTTGCCAGTAACGTCAACACCTGCGGAGGTGGTGGCGAGTTTTTGGACGCTGTCATAATACAAACGAACATCAGAGCCTGCATTAGCTTGAATCATTGCTTCAGAGTTTGCAGCATTTACTAAACGGAAGTTTTCTGCAAGAATCCGTAAATTACCCGTACCTTGGTGTGAAATATAACTATCAGACGCATCATGGTAAATCTGTAGGTCAGACCCAGTACCGAACACGGCTTTGCGGTTGTCGTCTAAGTTTATGTTTTGCTCTTCATCAATATACAGGGAACGAGATAATGCACCGTCAGGTTTACTTGTAAGGAACTCTATTCGAGAACCCGCAACAGTAGCTGAGTAAGTATCAGTAGCATCAATGTTAATACGAGCCTGTACTCCGTTACCCACACCACCTGCTGCAGTATTAGACGTAAAGTCAAGCCGACCAAGAGTTTCATTGCTAGTAAGTGTGCCCTGATTGGATCTAATAGACAACGCAGTAACTACGTCATCCCCTGTACCTGTATGGCTTAGTGTAAGCCCAGAATCAGGGTTATGATAAAGCTCAACTTCGCTGTCCGCACCAAAGGTAATTTTAGCTGCATCACTGGTTAGGTTTAGGTCATTAGATGCCTCTACGTCACCTGTTACGTCAATGCCTGTGGCCGTGGTGGCGAATTTCTCTAAGTTGTCGTAGTACAGAAAAACTGAACCATTCTGGTTGGCTACTAAGTAGTCATCCCCGTTGCTACTGTTTTGCAATTTAAGGTTTGCACCACGAAGCAACAGGCTCCCAGTGCCAACATCATCAATATAACTATTAGACCCATCATGGTAAATCTGCAAATCAAGCCCGTCACCAAAGGTAGCCTTATCAGTGTCACCGAAGTTTAAATCTGTAGCGTCCACAGAAATAGCACCATTACCATTAGCACGAAGGTTTAAGTTACCATTTGTGTCTGTGGTAGTAATAGTATTACCATTTAGGGAAAGGTTATCTACAGTAAGCTCCGCCAAACCCGTAACACTACCGCCGTCAATGTCAACAGAATCAAGGTAAGCTGTACCGTCGATGTATAGGTCTTTAAACTCCAGTAAAGAAGTACCCAGGTCAACCGTGTTGTCTGACTTGGGGCGAAGAACCGTAGCTGTAACTACAATATCCTGCGCTGGTCCAACCTTTTCGATAGGCGCACCTTCACCATCAGTACCATCATGGGTGTGGCCTGTTGTGTTATCAAAGGCAGATTGCAGGCCATCAAATTCTAAATCTAGATCTGAAGCATTAATGATGTTACCATCAGAAATGTTGTCTGATGTATCCTTACGTGTGTACCCTGTACCCATTAGTCCGTTCCTTATTGTCTATCATTAGTTGCGAATTCCAAAAGCATAGCGTCTAATGAAAAATCTGGGTCTGTTCCGTCAAATACAAACTGTATTGACACTGAATTGCCTGCGCCTACAAGTTGATTCGTAAATACGTTTACTAGTTTACCGCCATAAGTATCTGTACCATACGCAGCGTCACCGTAGAAAGAAGCTGTGGAAGAAGCCCCGTTATTAAAACTAATGGGTGCTGGCTCAGGCGTATTAGGTTGAGCAAAGTCAAACTTAGCTGCAGCTGTACCAGACACAGAACCTCTTGGGTCTACATAAGTAGTAAGCTTGTATACAGTCTTTCTTAGCCTTGGATCACTTAAAGAGAAGTGAGGCGTACTGAAAGTAGCTCTGATGTTAGCTCCGTCAAAGGAACTACCTGACTCCATACGATAGACGTAGCCGTTGTTATTAGAAAAGACTACTACCTCTACCTCTGAGTCGTCGTAGTAGCTGTCCACTGCATACACATTAAATCCGCGAAGCCTTGACCAAGCCATACCTTCTGAAGACTGATCTGCAAACTGTGTACCTAAGATACCTCTAGCAGCGCTAGATGAAACACTAGGTGAGTACCCAAACACTCTATACTGACTCTTCCCTCTAATAACACAAGAAGCGAAAGAAGTGTGACTAGAGGTAAAGTTTGTCATCACGTCTTGAATCGACTTGGATGCTGTAGAAAGTCCGAAGTCACCAATACGATCAGTGGCACTAAGAAGCCTCAAACCATCAGGTGCCATAAACATTACGTCACCACCAACCTCCTGCACTGTACCTGAACTTACGCAGCCAATGTCTAGTGTAATGGGTTGAAGTACAAAATCAGCAATAGTGTTGCCCGTTAGTCTATAGATCTTACGCCGTGTGAAAACAATTAGCTGCTCTCTGTAGACTATTAAGCCTGTTACATTTTCTTCTAGAGATAGTGTACCACTACCAGCAGCAGATGTAAAGTTATCATCTGTGAAAGGCGCAGAAAAAATAAGCGTGTTATCTTTAGCGAAGAACAACTGGCTTTTAAAGAGGGTTACAAAGGAAGCGCCAATCAAGTCTGAGGGAGCTTCATTTAGTACCTTAAAGGTTGTACCATCATACTTAACAGGGTAGTTGGCTCCGTCAACAAAAGTAATAGTAGGTGTCCCAGAGAGGTTGTACCTATCATACCGTACTTTGTTTGAACTCTCTCTACTCGTTTGCAACCAAGTTATACTAGCGTTATCAGCTGGGCTGGTAGCCAAGGCTGGGGCAATAGTTAGTGTAGCCTCTCCACTAGCGTTCACAGTAGCCTCTGATACAACAGTGTATACTTGAGCTACACCAGCGATAGTGAAAGTATCCCCAGCGTTGGGGGTGCCTATAATACCATCTACAGCTAAAGTAGTTCCTGTTTGACTTGCTCCATTAACAAGAACAACACCATAACTAGGCTTGCTGATAAGGGTCCAGGAACCTGCCGTATCGTTGGACCAGTAAGTACCGTCTCTCACAGCAATTACTTCAGAAGCGTAGTAGGCCACAGCGTCTATCAAGTTAGTATTGTTTACGAAGGTAACACTAGCCTTGTCTGCGGGTGTGGAAGATAGAGCAGGTGTTATATCACAGGAGAGTGTTTTATTTGTTACACTGTAAGCTGTAGCAATACTACTTATAGTGTATACGGTAGTGTCACCACTAATGGTAAACTTATCCCCCACGACAGGAGATGTCATAACACTAGCTAAACTAATTGTAGTACCTGTGTTCGCCCCGCCCTGTACCTTAGTAGCGCCGTAGGAAGGGACTACTAGGTCATTATACTTAGTATAACCCAGAACACGCCTGTAGCCACCCTCAATAGAAGGCTCAAAGTTACGCAGTTCCCTAGCAGAACCCATTAAGTTGAGGCCTTGCTGCAGGGGAGCCATGTTGGTAACTAAACCCCCACGAAACTCTACTGGAAAGGTCTGCCAGTTTGTAGGCATTCTAGATTACTCTCAATGAATTATAGGTGTTACGCTGAGTTACAGTGCTTCTTAAATAGTCGTACCTATTAATGTACAGGGATCTCATGTTCTTGATACCCTCTAAGAACTTCTGATACATGATCGTTGCATCTTGAGAGTTACCTCTAAATAGATAGGCGTAGTACATAGCACCGTCAATAATGATATGTCTAAATTGCTCTGGTGCTGCGGGGACATCTGCTGCGTTTACCAAGTCAACTGGAAGTCTGTAGTACTCATACACCACCTCATAGGCTTGGTCAGGTGGAGGTACTAAACCAAACTCTTGGCTAGGTGTTCTGAAGACCGCCTTTGGAAGACCTCTGACACTCTCTGAAGGGTTATACTCGTTATCAAGGTGTCGGTTTAAGTACTCTTGATAGGCGAGAATGACTAGCTTAGAGGTTTCATTACCGAGTGTGTCGTCCCTCTTAATGCGGAAGGTGTTAAAGTCAATTGTCTTAGCGTCTGACGGAAAGGCATACCTTGTCTCTCCCGGTGTTACAGTCTCTTCCTGCTCTACATGGTTGTAAGGCCACTCGTACTGTTCCTGATTAATAAAACGAATAGATGCGTTTACACTATCCTTTGCAGAAGCATAAAAGCCAACAGCCGTGTCAAAGTTGTCCGTAGTAAGCTCTACTTCATTCAACCGTCTAGAAATATCATTAACTAAACCTAAGTAATCATATGCCATTTAGCGTTCCTTTATGCGGAGCTTTACTACTCGTTCAGCTTGACTACCAGAACTATCCGTAATCCTGCAGTAGAATTTATACTCTGTGTTGTTTGTACCTAAGCCTAAATTAATAGTAGTTACAGTGTCTGTCTCTGTCTTAGATACGTTCTGAATACCGTTTACAACTTCACCATCGCCTAGCAGCGTCTTGACTTCAGAGCCATTGTCTACAAACCATTGTACACCTGCGAGTGAAACGCCTGTACCCAAGAACCTAGACCAGTCAACACTGTAATCTAGCTGTTCGTCAGGGTCTTTGTTAGGCCAACGCATACTCATACCTTAATCCTCAGTTGCGTACACTGTTCTTTCAGCAGAACTATGTAGTCTTTCAATTGTCACGGTTCTATTCTCTTGTGGTACTCGTGCAGTCCTATCGGAAGATGTCACTCCACCTGTAATGTACACGACTCTGTTCTCTTGGGGTACTCTTGCAGTGCGTTCAGCAGGTGTAGTCATTATGCCGCCCTCGCAACTACTGCAGTCCTTCTACGGCTATATAGGTCTTTAACCGCATTAAAGTCAAATACGTTACCTGTAGGCGTAACCTCATCGTTTATAAGCTCAGCAGATACACCAACAACACCTGCACCTGTATGTACCTGAGGTGCATTTACCGAAGCTACTGCCACTACACCTGATAAGAACTCTTCACGTACATTAGGTGAAACTAAACCAACACTAAACTCAGAGCTTACCCCTGTAAGGTTGTGAGTGTTGCTAAACTTAATGTCACTACTTACTGATCCAGTAGCTGCAACTGATGTTAGTATTTCTGATACGTTTACTCTAACGCCTGAGATAGAAGCAGTAGCAATAAGGCTAGCTGTTACACGTTCTGTGACATCAATCTCAAAGCCACCAGCACTAGGTACTTCTACTTGGCTTGTACCTACGACACCTAAGACAGGCACAGTGTTAACAGACCGAATGTCTAACCCAGCAGCGTTTACAGTGAAGGTAGCTTGGACACCTGTAGGCTCAGCTTTTAGATTAACCTTAACAGAGCTTACTGTTACTGTTGCTTCTACACCAGAAAGAAACTCTTCTCTTACGTTAGGTGAAACAATCCCAATAGAAGCGGATGCACTTACACTAGCTGGTACGTGAGAAACATCGACCAAGCCATACCTAGCTGATCCGTATCTTCCTGCTCCATATGTAGCAGATGAGGTTAGAAACGCCATGTCCTAGCCTTTAGGCAATACGAATGATTGCGTTAGTTGCATCTGCTGTTGGAAATTCAATTGTTAAGTCACCAGCTGTTGCAGAGACAGTGCCACCAAAGTCGATAACGCAGACTGCTTTGTTAGCCTGTGCCGTGTTATAGATGATACAGCCATCACAGGACGTAGTTACATCAGCAAATACTTCATCTGTAAAGTCTAGGTATGCAGTAGTGCCTGAGGTGGCAATGGTCGCACCATCAAGTACTTGACCACCCGCAGTATAGTTAGTGCCTGTAGCTTCATCCGAGTTGCCTGTAACATCAGAGTAGTTAGTTGTAGCAGCACCGTATGTACCTGAGGGTGAAGCCTTAATAAGAGCCAGCTTTAAAGAAGCAGTATCCAAGTCATGGACACCACCAAGTAGCTCTGCTTTAAAGCTTGTACACATTGCTGTTGTGATAGCCATGTTCTAATTCCTTACATCTTGTTTATATCTTCTAGGCTTTTCAAAGTAACCCGTTACCTGTAACTCAGGAAATACTAGAGTATAAGTAAGCTGAAGGGCCAGCCTCCTAAGAGACCAGCCCGACAGACTAAGTAGTTTTAAGCAGCGTTGTAGTGTGCTGTGACAAGAGCTTCAGGGCGCAAGATTTTGCGGCCATAAAGGTGCATACCACGTACAATATCAGCGAAGCTATCTGGGTCACGATAGTTCTCAACCTTGTTGATTTGCTCAGCAGAAGCAACTGCATCGTCCTGACCTGCAACAATAACACCAAAGTTAGTGTCCTGTGCAAGTGCACCAGAAGTACCTGCGCCTGTACCAGCGGCAGGCAGTGCATTGGAAACGTACACACGGAAGCCGTGCATGTTGTTCAAGACGAGACCGTTCTGCAAGCCAGAACCGCCGAAGTCAGCGTTCAACATGCGTGAATCTTCGTCTTTCAGCATCTCTACGAACACTGGGTCAAGTACGATCCAACGGCCACGAGAATCAACGTTTGCAGTATCCATCTGACGTGCCATACGTGCAATCACTGTCAAAGGAGAAACAGTCGCTGTAGACAACGCTGTTGCGCCGGGAAGACGTGGTGCAAGCGGAATGGAGTCGCCAGTAGCATAAGCGGTTGATGCAGAGTCAGCAGTACCCAACGAGCCGAAGCTTGTTGCATCCAAGTGGTTAGCAGTAATGTACTCACCAGTCGCTGTCAAAGCAGTCTGCTTGTCGCCTGAGGAAGCAGTGATCTTAGTACCATCAGCATTGTGACCTGAGAGGTAACCAAGAACGTCTGTGTCCATTGCGTCAGCCATCTTATATGCAGCACGATCAGCAGCCAAGCTGGTGAAGTCTACATTTGAGAATTGCTCTTCAATGTCATCCATCTTGAAAGCAAAGTAGTTAGCTTGATCAATGGTCAGCGAGAAGTCAGAGTCATCAAGCTTCTCTACTGAGATACCTGTGTGACGCTCAAGAGCGTTGACTGTTACGTCTGGCTCTTTTTGAATGCGAACAGTGTCGCCTTGGTTTGCAATGTCACCGAAGTAAGAGTTGTTGGTGATTGCGCTAGTAACAGCAGAGCGACGAAGCGCGATCTGTGCTTGCTTGGAGTAGATAATCGGGGAGAAGTTCCCGTTAAATCCACCTGATGCGGAAGTAATAGCCATTGTGTAATCCTTTCAAGATATATGTGGCTTGAGGTAGACACTACATATCCACTTGAAAGAGGCTCTTTTTATAGGGTGGTCAGATATGCTCTCAGGATTTGCGGTCCTTTGTGCGCTGGGCCTATAATAGGAGGTAGTTCTTTTTGCTGTGAATTAGTGCTTAGTTAAAAGCATACACACGTAGTTGATTCCTAGCAGTGTATATGCCTATAGTTTTACTTACGGATAAGGTAATGTCAATCTATTTCTTTGACATATCGTAAATAAACTTACCTTGTCGTTGAGCCTCAAAGATAGCTTCTGATTTACTTTCGTACTCTTTGAAGGACATCTTCGCTACTTTAGACTCGCTGAAATAATTTGAAGAGTCATCTTGACTAGGTGTTGTATTTCGTTTTGTTCTCACAGAAGATGCAGCCTCTTTATCAGAGCGTGAAGAACGGGTAGCCTTAATACCAGTGTCACTCTTATAAAGATCAATTACACGTGCCACAGACTTAGCGTCATCAGAGTTCTCGTAGAGTGCATCTTGCACCCACTTAGGCTGTGCTTCTGCCCAGTCATGGAAGGCATCATCACTACGGATACCCTCAAAGTCAGGGTGCAGCTGTAGTAGCTCAGCTTCAGCACGGTCACGCTGAACTTGGATACGCATCCCTTCAATCTCTTTTAGTCTACTGTCTAGGCCGTCTGAAAACTCACGTGACTTCTTGTCTGCAATAGCCTCAACAATACCCGCTACATCAGGGTACTTCTTAGTCCACGCTTCGATCTCTTGATCCGACTTAGGTAGCACCAACTCATTCGCAACTGCAGCGTTTCGTTGTTGCTCCAGCTTCTCAAACTTAATCTTCCACTCTTGCTCTTTGTCTTGCATGTGACGGCGAATGTCAGAGTAACGCTGCTTAAATGTTTTCTCTTCAGTACTTAACTCAGCGTCATCTTTTTGTGCTTGTGCTTTTGGTTCTTCTTCTTGTTGGGTATCACCCTCTGCCTGAACTTGGGGTCTTCCAGACTGTGAGCTATCAAGTTTCTCCTGCGGGGTAACTTCGGCTTCTTCTTGTTCATCCGAGTTCACCCCCCGTCCTTGCATTAGCTCCTTGAGTTCTTGCTCATCTCGCGCAATACGTGAGAGGTTACGTTTATGTGATACGGAGTCCGTTTCAATAGTTTGCACTGCTTCTGACATAGTTTAGTCTTTCTTATGTTGGGGCCAGCATCATTGCTGGGTAGCCTTATAGTTATTGTTGTTGTTGTTTATCTTACGCCTGACATGTCTCCGCCGAAGCCCGAGCTGTCGTTGTCCGAGGGAGCATTATCGCCAGAGGGAGCATTATCATTACCAATACCTAGTGCGTCTGCTACTGAGCTTATAGCATCACTGATGGATTGGCCCAAACCTTTACTTCCACTACTACTGTTAGTGCTGTCTGTACCAGGTCTCCCTTGAGGTCGGCCTGATGATGTAGGTGCTAGGCTGCCCGTTGCAGTATAGCTTTCCGTGTCACTGTCATATGACATGTTATCTGGCGCTACACTCTCCATAGCAGCATTGAAGAAATCGTCACTTTTAAAGTTTTCACGAGACAGATCTACATTAGGGTCTGAGATAGTACTAAGGTCTAAGCCTAGCTTATCTGCTTGCTCATTTAGAGCAGACCTTTCTCTACTGTTCAAAGCCGTGATGCCTTTAACCGCTAGCGAACCTATTGGGCCAGCGAATAGTCCTGCAATCGTAGGAGCGGCTTTAGCACCTATGCTATTCGGGTCAAAGGTATTGCTAAAAGCCTCAGAAACTTGAGTAGCATCCATGTCACCAATAGAAACGGACGGTCCACTACTCTCATTATCTCCGTAACCCTGATCAGCAAGCCCCCCGCCATCAGTCTCTTCCTTACCTACAGAGGTTTCGGTAGTTGTAGCTACTGGATTAGTAGTGTACCCCTCAGAACGCAGTTTATCGTATAGGTCACCCTCCGCAGGTAAAGTCAAAGTCCTTGCTATACCTTCAGGAGAATACAACGTAACAGTAGTACTCGTAGGGGCGGTAGATGCGTTAAGAATAGACTGACTCAAAAAACCACCACCAAAGGCAGGCCCCATTGCAGCAGTAAATTGAGGCTTAGTAGGATCAATACCATCGCCTGTACTTACGTCTACACCATCTGCCGCATACAAAACCTGACCGTCTTTGTTGTACCCTTCAGTATCAGCTGGGGGGACCATGCCGCCTACTGCCATACTCATCTCTTGGAGCATCGCTAGTTCTTCTGGGGTCAGTGCGCCCTCAGCTTGGTTGTCCATAGTTTGATTTACTGGCTCACCACCAATACGTCCATCTGTCTCCATTTGAGCCAGACCACGCTTAGCTTCATTACGTAGGTCTTCAAAGAACTTAACACCATAGTAGCGTGCTACATCAGCAGGTACAACGTACTCACCCTCACTCAACTGAGCAGGTATATCATCACGTACTTCTTCTGCCATAGAACCTGGAGGTACATCATTTCCGCTTACAGGGTCTACTGTAGTACCGTCATCTGCTATACCGCCTTCTTGGAATAGCATCTCCATTTGTGTTGCTTCATTGGCTTCCATTGATTTCGTCCCTCATATATTTCAATCTACGTAGTGAGGCTATCTCGCCTTGAATACGATATATGTTGTCTGTTAACTTCTCTTGCTCTAGTTGTTTGTGTGCAGCGTTTATCTTAGTGTCAAGGTACTCTAGGTACGCATCCCATAGTTGCTTATCATTAACTAGCTTCTTTAGTGTGCCACTCATTTAGTTCGCCTCTGTACTAAACCACCTGTGTTAAAGCGTAGTTTTTCTTTAGTGGGGTCTAGCTTTAAGTCTTTAATGTTTATAGTCTTTGCATTAAACTTTTCAGTTAGTTTTTTTCCATTACGGTAAACGTCATATTCTAGTTGTTTAGTACCCAGCTTAATTTGACTACCTAGCTCCGCTTTTAATTGCTTGACGGCTTTGTCGTATGCAACAACATATGTATTATGAAAGCCCGAACCTTTAGAAATAGCTTTATTGTATTCCGTAGAGCCTAAAGAGAAACGTCTGGCTGCTAGCTTCTTTATTGGAGGTAATACAATTTCATCAACTCCTTTAGCTTTAGCATCAGCAATGATAGACTGTAGTAGTACTCGTACAGAATCAGTCAGGCTCGTGAGAGGTGTATCTTTTTTACTTACAGTAGATCTAGCTTTGTATACAACATCGTTTGCTTCATCTGTGATTAGACCTAATATATTATCCTTACCAGACCAATCATATACGTTAAGCTTTTTAATAGCCATTGCATCGAAGTAAATCTTTAAAGCACGAGGGTTTGCGCGTCTATCCTCTGCAATATTATCTAAGCCTGCCTTTTTAAACACTTCTACCATAGCGTCATCCGCTTCGCTGGCACTAAGCTTTTTATCTGTACGTATAGGTAAGTACCTATTAAATACGAAATCTTCAAAGTCTTCAAAGAAGTCACCAGGCATATCAAACTCTGGCTTAAATGCTATATCTTCCATAGCCGACTTAAACTCTTCTCTATACTCATCCTTTGCGGCTTGAATTATTTTAGCTGGGTTATCCGACATATTCTGTATTGCGTCAGACTGTAGTTCTTCAATAAGAAGGTAATCCGCATCTTCATCAAAACGAGGAGAGTAAACCCCAGATGCGTCTGGTGCGCCACGCTCTTGGCGAAGGCTGTACCTAGTGTGGGCTAAGTTAGAAGGCCCATAATGCGTCATCAGACCCAATTCTTTATTAGTAATATCTACACCTAGCTCTTCATAGCCAACCTGTGTATCTACTAAATCATTCTGCCTTTGTGTGTCTCTATACTTAGGAATCTTACGAAGTACACCTATTTCCAATGGCTCAATTGTAGACTCGTCAAGCGCTTGTTCTGAAGTATAACGTGCCTCAGGGTCTAACTTGAAATCACGGAAATCCAACTCACCCTTAGAAACCTTGGGCGCTCTCTTACGAACGAAGGCTTCAATGTTCTCCCCCTTAGTACCCTTTGTCTCACTAATAGGCGCATTCTCAATGGCACCCTCAAGTGGGCTGTAGAACCTAGCTACAGTAGGACTATCAGGATCAGCTACGTCAGTCATAACCTCATCAGTCTGCTTGAACATAGGATTAAACTTAGGGTTATCCGTAATGCCCAGCGCAGAGCTAAGCTCTTTAGCTATCAGTCTAGAAATACCACTCATTAGGCTACATTCCCGCTAAAGCCTTGCTCACCGGGTTGAGGCGCTGTGCCTGTTCCCATCTGTGCGCCACCAGAACCAGTAGTGTCCTCTACGTTAGCCCCTGCTGGAGCTTGACCTTCTGGGCCTTGCGCTGGGCCTTCCTGTGGGGGCTGCGGGTTCTGCTCTTGGAACTTCTTGAGTAACTCAGCTTGAATGGCTGCGTCCTGCATGGAGTTAGTAACTTTGTCTGGGTCAAGGTCCATAGACTTAGCAATCTCACGAATGACGTAATCCATCTTAGCAAAGGGTGCAAGCATTGGGTTGGACGCTACCTGTAGGAACTGCATAAGGCGCTGGGACCGAACCTCGTTAGACATCAAGCTCTCAGTACCAGACGCTTTAACTTCCAAGTCACCCTTGATTGTTTCATCATAGTCAAACTGCATGTTGAACGAGAAGAAAGCTTTACCTAGAGGGCCAAGCAGGTAGTCATCTACGTTCTTAACTACACTACGAATAGACCCGTTAGCTGCAGACATAAGCATAGAGATGCCTGAAGCTGTACGACCTACACCGCTTACACCTGTCTGACCATGTGCAAAGCTAGGGAAGCCTGTGCTTTCATCTGCCAATACTCGTGCCTTATCAAATAGTTGCATGTTCTCTTGTGCTACGTTAGGGAACTTGGTGCCGAAGATAGCCTGACCCGGTGCGCCCCCTTGACGTCGAAAGATCTTGCCTGGGTACACTGACATGTCTTGACCCGGAACTAGGTTAGCCTCATCTACTTCCAGAATAAGGTTACCAGAAAGTGCAGCATTGTCAATAGCCATACGCATAAAGCCATTCATCAACGTCTGCGTATCATCCATGTTCTCTGCAATACCTACGCCAAAGAAGCTGTAAGGGTTATGCTCGTAAGGGGTTGCGTAGTAAGGGATATGTGCAGGCTTGAATGGGTTCAGTACCATACGCAGTACTTCACCATTACACACCCAGATATTACAGCTTAGTTCGTTTAGATCACGGAAGTCCTTAGGTATCTTAACTCCGTTCTCTTCTAGGATATCTGTGTCAACAAAACCCCAGAACTCCATGACTTCCCACCGCTCAGAACCAGCATGGACGCTATCATCTTCCATATTCATTTCCCAGTGTTTACGCACGTAGTCTGGGCTTTGAGCAATAGCGTTCTCAATAGATTCATCACGGAAGTAAGGACGGCCCTTCAATGCACGCAGTTGATTGCGCGACATCTTGTGACGCTCAACTACATACTCTGCATCATCCATTGACGTAGCCTCTGGGTCAGGGTAGAAGTTCCACACAGATACGTGGTTACACTCAGGTACAGTTTTAACTAGGGGGGAGTACTCACCGCTGTCATCCCAGTTAGGGTACTCTTTATCTACAGCGAATGGGCCTTTCATTACGCCCGTGCCAAGAAGTGCCATCTCAAACGCCATAGAGCGAAGGTGCTTAGAGGCCCCGCTCTCGTTAAGCTGGTCGTGAATCTTCTTTTCCATCTTCTTAGCGGCTACCATAGCAGGGTGGAAAGACACCGTAGTAGGCGTAGTACCATTACCCTCAATGATTTTATCGCTGACAGGGCCAAGCTTCGTCTTAAGCCCTGCAAGGCGCTCCTGGAGGTCGATGATAGTCTCGCCTGGGCGTAGCTTACCATCGTCACCTATCAGGGCTGTAGGGGCCGCTTTAGACTCTGTGATAGCCTTTCCGTCGTCGCCCATACTGGCGGCATTCGGGTCAACATTAATATGCACTGCCTCTGCCACACCATCAGGAAGTACAGTAGGGTCTACAGCAAGAGGGAACTTATTGTTACCGAACAATACATCGACAATTTGTCCATATGCAGCTAGCGTCTTAGTCTTGGTAACTTTAACGAAGATGCGAGACTTCTCTGTATCAGTAAACTGTACGTCTGTACCGTATAGACCACGATAGTTACGGTAAGCTCGAAGCCACCGTTCTTCATCAACTCGTCGGGCGTCTTCGGCACGGCCAAAGCGATCCTTAACAAAACTTACTACGCTGTTAACAGACTTAAATAGTGTATCGCTGCCATCTTCGGCTGCTACTACCTCATCTGTGTCGAAGTTTACGTCGTCAATGTCTGCCATATTTTAATACCCGAATGTTGAGTCTGAAGCTTGAAACCCAGAACGTTGATCTTTAGATGGATTGTAATCCCATAGAGAACTACGTGGTCTTGTCATTATACCGTAACGTAAGGCGTCATACAAGTGGTCTTCTGCGTTTGTGTCTACGTCTTCTGGGTTTCTTTTATCCAGAGGGATCGACGGTAATTGTGCTATTGTGTTAGTACACGTAGAAAAGAATATCAATCTAGGTTCTTCTGTATGCTCATCTACCTGCAATCTGCGGTGTAGTTCGTTCTTACCCGATATACGTGAGCCTTTTGATCTATCAGAGGGTCGCCAGCGACAACCCTTCATATTCATCTGCTCAGCTAGTGAAGGGCCAGTGTCACCTCTGTTGTGCCAAAGAGAGGAGTCAAGTACTCCGTAGCGTATAGTGCCATCCCTAGCTTCCGCATCTAGTATCATATCAGCTAGGTCTGTAGCTGTAACCTTAGAGCAGTACAATTCTCTATAGACTACGAGTTGCTCTGAAGGTGTTACCGCTAGCCAGACAACTCCTGTGAACGAGCCGTAGCCGTAGTCACACGCCCTGAACTTAGTCCACGAGTCTGGTATATCAAAAGGTTCAACAACGTGTTTGCTCCTGTCAAACTCTGGGAAAGCTGCGCCTTCATTAACATCCCAGTTCCCCTCAAGGAGTTGCTTCCGTTGATGCTCAGGCAGGGACAGAAGCATTGCTTCGTAGTCACCGCTCTCAGCTAGGTGAGGGTTGTCAAACAAACTAGCAGGTATAAACCTACGCTTAAATAAAGGTTCACCCTCTCTACTGTGTCCCTTTGGGTAAGATAGAGTTTCACCTGTCTCAATGTCTGTAGCCCAGAAGGGTGTATTAGACGGAGAAGGATCAATGAACATTTTCTTAACCCAAGAGTGTCCAGGACCGCCGGGGTTTGTAGTAGCTCTCATGTAGAGTCCTAACTCCTTAGAACTACTACGTAATCGTGAGCGCATATAGTTCCACCCATAGGGGGACTGCCATTGTGTAAGCTCGTCGAAGGCTACATAGTTAAACGCCTGTCCTTGATAGCGCATAACGTCTGTGTCTTTGTCGAGGTAGGACATCCAAAGACGTCCCCCTCTAGGTGTGGTCCACTGAGATTTGCGTTCTGACCACTTTATACCTGGTATCGCTTTAGGGTACAGATCTTGACTCTTCTGTATGAGTTCCCTAAGTTCTTCTGTAGTGTGACGTACAAGTAGGCCACTAAAGTCTGGGTTGTTTAGATCCCGTAAAGGATCAGCCAGCGTGGCATAACTCTTACCTCCACCAGCAGCACCGCCGTATAGTACTTCACGCTCTGAAGAAGCTAGGTATTGTGTCTGGGGGCCGGGGTTAGGCTGAAAGACCACGTCTCGTGCGGCTATGGGGTCAAACTCTGGTGGTTTAACTTGGGCGGGTACTGTCGTCTTCTTCGTCTGACTCGTAGGTGTAGTACCCAAGTCTTTCTTTTTCGAGGATCTCGTACTGCCTGAGCGCTTTTTCGAGCCGCTTGGCGAGGTTGCGTTTAATTGCAGCAAGCGACTTACGTTTTCTTTCGACATCTATACGCTTTTTCAACCCCATGTGTGATATGTATCTACCTGACTGCGTAGAGAGCCAAGCACTAACCTCCCTATAACTATACTGCTTTAGATGCTTCTTTGCAAGCACTAAAAGCTCTAACTCTTTAGATATAGGTTTAAGCCAGTCGTCATCCTCTGGGTCTATCTCGTAACCAAAAGGAACTTGATGCGATACTCGTGGGATTCTCTCCCATCTTTTTACTTTAAAGTCAGGCTTAGGCAACATCCAGTAGCCTATACTCTCACGCTCTTTAGCTTTAGTTATCCGTATCATTTTGCTCTTTAGGAGGTAGAATAAACAAGCCGCCTGAGGCTTGCACTTCTACTCGCTCTGTCTTTACAATACCTGCACGATCCAGAACCTCTTTGGCTGCTTGCATCTTTTCTTTTACACCCAACTCTGTAGGGTCCATAAGTGCCTGACCAAAGGCTACAGCTGCACGTGGGCCAATGCGGGCCATGTACGTCTTAGTACCCTCAAAGATCTCGTCCTTAAGGGAATCAATGATAAGCCTTGTAGGCGTGTTATCGCTGTAACCAGAAAGCTTCTTAGCTTTGACTACATCACCGCCAGCCTCATCAAAGAGTACCTCCAAGAACTTTTGTTGATTCTCTGTTAATTGTCGTGCCATGTTGTTTCCCTTAGTTACTGCTTTTTCTTAGGCTTACCATTTATTTTGTTTCTTCCCAAGGAAATAAAACCCCACGCCAAGCAAACCAACTCCTGATAAAAGAACCAAGATACCCACAGTCCACTCAATAATCGCCTGCTTAATCTCCGCTTTACGATACAGAGTTTTCTGACGGTCCTTGCGCACTTGGCCTTCGATGCGAAGAAGCTCTTCCCACGCCGAATGGCCGTAGCCGAACTGAATATATTGTTTAATCTCTGCACGTAAAGCCTCCGCTTGCTTCTTCTTGGCGAAGATGTCCATTGCGCTAGGCCCATTACCGCCAAACAAAACAGCATACCAAGGAGGGTTTTCAGAAGTCTTGTGCGCCCAGTCTAAATCAGACACAGCACCAGCGAACTTTGCTAGATCGTTAGATATACCGCCAATATCTTTACCAAGCTGGATGCCCCTCTTGATTGCCGATACTGCGGTCTGAGCGACAGCAAAAGCTGTAACAGGATCAATCATTTGAACTTAACCTCTATAGGACAGACAGAGTCATAACTTATTCTGTATACTCTATCGTACCATCCCCCATTCTTAGGTAAGCTGCAGTCATAGTAACAGTACTTAAATAACCTGCTACCGCCCTCAGTCCATGCGTGATTGAGTGCGGTAAAGGCTAGTATACAAAACAAAGCTACTTGAAACCATATGCTATGACATTGCGTATTTCCCCACGACCAATGCCAATATCATGTAACTCTTTGTCTGTCATGCTTTTTAGAATCCAGTAGTCAGCACGAGCTTGTTGTGCCTTTTGTATACCTGCCAAGAAGTCTGTGAATGCTTTAATAATAAGTGCGAACATTGTAGTTTCCTATGTTAAGCCCAGCGCCATTGCTG